TGCTTCATTGCCAATGGATGCTTCAATAGATCCACCAGTTGAGTCCAGCTGTCTGATAATGTTTGTTTTGATTTCTGCTATTTTAGAAAACACATAAAACATTGTGGTAATGGCTTTTTTGTTTTGTGCCACATAAGTGGCCATGCGTTCATACATGGCATCTGATACTTTAGCCTTGGATTTGGCAAAAGGCAAGAAGCCATCGTACATATTGTTGAAGTTGCCTTGTCTTACTTTTTCATTGGCATATTCTTTGAACAGAGCAGGCAACATAGATAGTTTATTGGCTCTAAGTTCTTGTGGGTTGAATATGTTGTTGATTGCTTGTGCATTGGATGTGACTATGCTGTACACTGTTTGTAATGCAGAAGTGTCTATGTTCAAATTAGGTTGTTCTCTCATCTGTGGAGTCAACAACAACACATCACCTTTGGGCAATCCTTTGACTGAAGCATCTGTCATAGGTGCTGATGTATCACGATCCTTGGAATAAGTGTGTACTGCCACACCTGCTTTGGAGTCTCCTATTTGTTGTCCTAGTTTGGAATCTTGTTTGATTGAATATGTCACCGTGTTGGGTGTGAATACATACTTGCCATCTTTCACAGGTGGTGTGTTCACATACAACAAGTCACCCATGATATAACCTCTGACATCTTTGGGTGTTTGTTTTTCCAACATAGGCCACAATGATCTGTATATGCCTGCCAGTCCTTCTCTGCCTGGACCTCTGGCCATTAACTGCGTACTTAATTGATCTGGTGATTGGAACATTCCATCATAACCTTTGGCACTGAATCCTGCTTTGTCTGTGAGTATGAATTGTCCTTGTTCATTCCTGCCCCATATGATAGCAGGTTTGCCATCCCATTTGACTGTGATATCTTTTTGTTTGTCAGGCAAGTTGTTCAACAATGATATGGCCTGTTCAGCACCTCTAGACCCTCTGTCAAAAATTAAATCTTCTGGATGTTCTATTCTGGCACCTTCAAACACTTTGGTCACAAATGATTCATGCAATGTGTGTTCTAGTTTGATGTTTTCTTTGTCCAGTGTGTCAGACGCATCTCCTGTCAAATCACGCCAGTTTGGCAATCGCTTGACTGCATCCAGCACTGATTCAAATGATGCTAGATCCTTAGGATCTGATGACTTCAATAATATTTTAGCAATGGTAGTAGGATCTTTGGAAACTGTTTTGTCTGTCTTTCTGTCCACCAGTCCATTTTTCAATGACCATTTGTAGCCCAATGCTTTGGCAATGGATGCCAACAGTATGTTTTTGTGTGATGCCTTGTAGGCTGAACCTTCTGGTGCACCTGACAGTGCCCACTTTTGCCACTGTGGTTCACCAAACATAAAATCTGTTTGTACAAAGCCGTTGAGTTCAGAACCTCTGATGGGTGTTCTTAGATGCACATTATCACCTGACTTTTTAATGTCTTGCCCCAATGAATATCCTTTGCCTTGTAATATGTTGACCAATTGATCCTTGGACATCTTGCTCACATCCACTGCAAGGTCAATGTCACCTGAGTCTGCTTTGATACCTGTGGAGCCCAACATATTGTATTGCAATGGTAAACCTGTAAGTTGTTCTAGCCATCGTACAGTAGGCAACACATCTGCTTTTTGAATTCTTTGTGTGCCAGGATTGCCATCTACATCTTTAAATATTTTGCCACCTTCTGCCAGTCCATACTTTTTGAACACTTCATAGTCTGGATTGTCCTTACGAATTAATTGGCTACCAACATTAAGACCTCCAGCTGATTGTCTTATGTCTTGATTAGGATCAGCACCACCCATACCTGCCACTGCTGATGTGGTGTCTATCACACCACCCATCATGGCGGCAAATTCTTTTCTCTGATCTTCAGGATTCTGTCTGGTATTTGTGATGTTTTTGACAAAAGGCGTGAACTTATTTAAGTCACCAGGCTTGACCATGGTTAACACTGTGTCGTCTAAATATCTTTGTAAATTTGATTGGTACTGTGCAGGATTCAAAGCCACACCGTTGTTAGCTTTGGTGAGCTGTGTAACTTTCATGTTCCAGCCTTTTTGTACTAGATCAACAAGATTGTCTACTTTTTTGTTGTTGGCAAGAGTCTGTGCTCTTTGCATGAATGTGGCATTCTGTGGTAAGTTGGGAATAGTAGGATCTTTCTTGATTGCTTTGACTAGATCAACTATGCTTACTTCATTAACCAGTTCCTTGATCTTCATCTTCCTTTCTCCTAACTGATCTATAAAACTTTTTTGGGTCTTGATGCCTGATAGCATTTATAAATTTTCTTTTTAGATCATCTGCTTGTTCAGGAGTGTATAGAACATTAAACTGCTCCATTAGGTTGATTGCTGATTGAATTATATTAGATGCTCTGCTTTCCACCAAATGAGTCTTATCATTTGATTTGATTGGCATTTGACTTAATTCAGTTAGTATGGATCTAGTATATTTCTGCATGGTACTACTTCGTAACAGTTTTATTTACCATACATCAGCTCTCAAACACTATGTTTTTAGATCAGCCAACAGGCTTTTAAGTTTACTAGATTGCACTTCGGCAGTTATTTTAGGTTGATCAACTTCAGTGACCTGTGTGTTTTCTAAATTTGCCTGTAATTTTGAGTCTTGTTTGTCTGTCATCACAGGAGCTCTTTGGTCTTGTAGTTCAGGAGGCAAGTCTGCTATCCTTAAACTTTCTAGATTAAATTCAAGATCAACCTTGGAACCTACACCTGAACTGGATCTTGTTTTCATCAACTGTATCTGATATCTGCCTCGCTCTCGCATGGCTCTGGATGTGAATATACCAAACACATTGTCTGCAGTATTGACCTTGGACAATCCACCAGCAATATGACTGTGATCAAACTCAACTTCCTCCACTGCTGATCTATTCAACTGCGAAGCAGTCACAAACACAATGTCCAACTCTTTGCTCAAGTTTCTTAGTTCTTCTGACACATACTTGTCCTTGATAAACAAATCATTGGGCGATACTTTGGCAGTGATTGGCATCAACAGATCCAGATAGTCCACACACATAAAGTCTGGCTTGATCTTGTGTTTGATTTCTAGTTCTTTGATATAAGCTCTGATGTCATTCACTGTGCTCTGTGCAGGCATATATTTGATCTGTAACCTACCTGCTTTCTTGGCCACAAGTTTTACTTTCATTTCCACATTGTCAATGTCTTTAAATATTTCTTTGGCGGCTGTGTTAGTCATCATGGAATCTATTCTCATGGCACACAGTTCTTCTGAAAGTTCTAGTGTGATGTACACACCCGACAATCCTGTCTGTGTCCAGTTCACTGCTAGATTCTGCATGAACAATGACTTACCAGAACCAGATCCACCAGCAAATATTTGCAGTTCACCTTTGTTGAATCCTCCATACAATGGCTTGTCTAAATTAGTCCAGCCTGTGCTGACCTGTCCATTCTTGTCTTTCAATGAAGTCAATCTGGCTTTGGGATCTTCAAAGTAGTCTATGCCCATATCTTTGGTCAAAGATATTTGTACTGCATCCTTCACAATCTTTTCCACAGGACCATAGTTGCCTTTTTCCAACATATCAGCTGACTTCAGAATAGCTCGCTCTAGTTCTTGGCGTCTAGTAAAGCCTTCAAACTCTTCCAAGAACCAATCATAGTGTCCTGAGTTGATGTCATCAATGGATTCAAGTTTGACTTTGGTCACTGCTTCAATCTGTTTTTTGTCAGGCAGTGTTTTGTGTTTGTCTGTGTGTTCTTGTATGAATTTGGCCGCAGGTTGTAGTGTGCGATCAAAGTTTTCAGGATTGAATATGTTTTGTACTCTGACATATGATTCAGAGTCTTGTAACATCATTTCTAAAAACAATCTTTGTGTGTCTACAGTATATTCTTTGGCCATTAATGTAATATAGTATGAATGTTACAGAAGATCAATGGTCTTTGTTACCATAATCAAATCCTAGTTCCAGACCTTTGTCTAAACCTACTCTGTTTTCATAATTTTGTTCAGCATGAAAATGTTGTTCATAGTCAGCATTATAACTTATGTCAAAGTGTTCTGCTAGAATTTTTTTATAATCTAAAGCTCTGTTTTTTTTGCGATTCCAACATTCATTCCAGGGAAAATCAGAAAATCTACGCCCCCAAATAGTGTCCAAGTCCATTCCTAATCCTGCGGCATAGAATGTAAGTCTGGCATCTACTCTGAGCCAGGCTTGTTGATTCAAATTGTGGGTACATTCATTAGCAAGTATCAGAGCTTGATTAGAATTCATGTGTTCATTCTGCCAGTGCTTGAGTCTGGGATCTCTTTTGGTGATGGTGTATCCGTACTTGCCAGGATCTTGAGATATCAAAGATGGGAAAGCATTGTACTGATCATTTTCAATTCTGAAGGGCACATATTGTGCAGAGTCCAATGGAAAATCTGGTCTGGACATCCAGTCACATCCATCACGAATTTGTGCCACTGATTCATGAGGTAACCCTACCATGAACAATGAATGATTGTTGAAATAGTTTCTGTCTTGGCCTTGTGTAGTAGGAAATGATTTATACAGTTCTAAATTTTTTAGAGTACGGTCTCTTTGTGCATTCTTGGCAATCACTTTGCCTGTGTCTGCTGACCATGTTTCTAGACCAAACTGTCCTGCTCTGTGTCCTATGTCATACAATCCTTGCATCATGCCTGGCAATGGCAATAAATCCTGTCTTAGATATGACCAAAACTGTATAGGCTTAGGCAACTGTGACACAATGTCTCTCATGACTTCCATTTTGTGTACAGTGTCATTAAATGTGTCATCTGAAAAAACATAATTGGTAATGCCATAATTTTGATAATTTTCTGTGAATTCTTGAACCAATATGTCTTGCAATCTGATGTAGTCAAATTTTTTCTTACCTGTGAAAGGATATGAACAAAAATGACATTTGAAAATACACCCTCTGGCTATTTCAATGGGCAGTGTTTCTCCAGGCAAGTAACCATCATATGTTTTTTTAATAGATCTCACAGAAGCAAAGTCCAGTCCATCAGCTTTGTAATCTCTGATTACCATAAAACCATATTTGGATTGATGATTGAATCGTAATGGTTCGCCACGATGTAGATGATTGGCTAAATTTACCACTGATCTATCAGCATAACCCACTACCAAATAGTCTGCTTCAGATGACCATGGTCCATCAAATGTGTGTGGACCTCCCATCACAATAGCACATCCAGGATTGATCATGTTTACAAATTTTTTGAAATCTGCATTCAGATCATGAGAATGAGGCACCATTTGACCCAGTTCACTGATAGGCCAAAATACTTCATCTTGATCTCCTCGAGTTTCGCGAGCTAGATTTCTGTAAAAAAAGTTAGATATTCCCACAAACAGAGTGTTGGTGTTTATGATATGCGACAAGAAATACTTGAGCTCTTCGTAGTCAAATGTGTGTAGATGATTGATGATGGCCACTTGATAACCTGCTAGTCTGAGTTCAGATGCCAGGCGTTCTACTGAGTTACATTTCATCATCCATAATGGATCTGAATCATCAGCCAATAATACTATGTTGGGTACATTAGGATCCCAATAATCCATGCTTCAACTTCCTTTTTCGTAATTCTATCTTGATACTACTTGTTTCAGTAGCATTTACAATACTTATCAGGGTAGCAATACGACCATAACGAACCACACAGTCATTGATGTCCTTGACATCATCTGGCCAATCTGGAATGGCACAGCCCCATCCAAACTCTATGGCTTTGTCAATAAGTTGAAGTCCTGTCTTGTCTTGATCTGGAACAACCACTATGGGTCTGTTCAAAGATTCAATCAACTGTCGTTGTCCATCTGATACTGTGTTGTGTAACACACCTAGTGCGTTCAAACTCAAGGCATCAAATATACCTTCAGTCACAATCACAAACGACCAATCAGGTTGTTGTAAATCCATGCCAAACACATAGTCTGGTTGTTGCTCAGATATAAATTTAGGAGCACGACTATCCATGTATCTACTGGTATAGCCCACTATTTCACCATCATGAGTGTACGGCACTATGATGCGACGGGCTTGTCTACCAGTTTCATTGGGTGTGATCATGTATGGATAGTCTGTGGATAACTGTCTCTGTACCAAGTAATCCACATACTCCTTGTCTGATGATCCTATCAATCTAGCACCTTCTGGCAGTTCACGACTGTCGAACTTGATCTTGTGTTTTGGCTTCTGCTCAGATCTGTCTTGAACCAACTGTTCGATATTTTTATGTTTTAAAGATTCAAGATTGATCTGTTGGATAGTGTTGTTATCCACTCCAAACCAAGATAGCAAACGCCTGGCCTTGAATGTGAGATTACGGCCTAGTTTAAAAGAGGCTTTGAA